GGGGGGGGTAATCTTAGACTTCATCTTTCACATATTTAGGATTAAGCCCATCAGTTGAAATATACACCTCCAGATATGTGGAATCTTTCTCATAATCCTTAATAGTACACACATTAACCGAGTAATACTTATTCTTTGCGAAGCTACGCTGAAACTGCTTCATTTCTTCATATCTGAGTATGGTTCTATTCTTCAGGCCAATCCGCACAAAGCTATAATATGTGCCTGTCGTGACTCTGGTTTCAACTTCCGGCTCATCACTGCTGCTGTACTTGTTTGTAAGGATCTCTTTCGCCTTGGCGTCGATTTCATCTATCTTAATATTCATGGCTACGGTTCGGTTTGTGGACGATTAAACGGTCTGAAGGTAAAAAGGGCGGCCAGGCTGCGAACCGCCCTGGTTATTGTTCGAGAATGTTTTTGCAGCCTGAATCTCGTTCTGCGCACTGCATCCGCACACCATTCTTCCACTTCCGGATTTTCTTTCACTTGCACCCAGGAGAAGAAGGCCATCATGGCCAGCGTACCCAGATGCCAATAGGCAAACTTGGCCAGGCCGAACAGGGCCTGAATGCCGTTCACGGCCAGCGTTACCGCCAGCGCCACAGTGATAATCACACAGATTACCGCTGTGAAAGAGTTCAACTTGTTTTCCATTCTCGAACATTTTTAGATAGTTGTTAAATTTGCATTGTGTTTGCGTTGTGTTTCTTTTGCAAATATACAAAGAATATTTCTATTTTGGAAACATTTCATTGAGAAATTTTCAATCTAATTGACACTATTTCACCAACTTATTGATAATCAATAGCTAACTTTACAAAAAGAGATTATGGAAACAGATTTTCAAACCAAAATTGCTGCGAACATTCGGAAATTGCTGAATGACAAAGGTATATCGCAAGCGGAGCTATCGCGCCGGACGGAATTGGACACGGCGTCTATTAGCAAAATATTCAGTGGCCAGCGTGGAATAAACCTCAATGACCTTTCTGATATTTCAACGGCACTTGATGTGCCGGTGATAGATATCATCACATACCCTGATAGATACGTGCGTGCGGGTGCGGGTGAACAGGAACCGCTGGAAGCGGTCCTTCAGATTCGGCTGAAGAAGGATAAGAAGGACCAGGTAATGAAGCTTATCTTCGGGGAACATTGCCTGGAAATCCTAAACAAGTAACAGATATGGATCAGTCCCTAAAGAACAATTTAATCGAACAATCGCCTTCCATCATCGAAGAGTATTGGTTTGAATTCGAGCGCTATTTCACGGAGAAGTACGGCGCCGAATGGCTTCGTGAACACTATGATATTCTTTCCAGGATGTGTTTGGCGGCCGCAATCAACGCGAATACGGCCATTATGTCTATCTTTGGCCCTTCGGAAAGTGTTACAGATGAAGGAGATAGGGGCCAAAATGCCGGGTCATAAACGGGTCAAAATTGTCAATTTCTGTCCCTTTTAGCGAGGAAAATAATACTGATTTTCAGGTGGTTAGTATTCTATGAGTAGCCATTTCAAGTCCAGTCATCCAGACCAAAAAAGCGGCAAGCCGCTGACACATAGCCCGTTAGATGATTCTACGGAAAATTGCCGGGTCACGGACGGGTCACGCATTTCTCTTGGAGATTCACTTTTTCAGGTCCTGGAAGAGTTCTCCAAAGAAAAAAAAATGCTTTTTTCTCTACCTCACGCGCATTTAGATTATGTACCACCAAAGCTGCATCGCGGCAAAACATCGTGGTATATCTCCTACTACGTGAAGAATCCGGCCACCGGCAAAATGAAACTGTTCCGGGTCAAGGTGAACCGGTATCACAACCAGAAGGAACGGATCCAGGCCGCAAAGGAAATCATGGCCGGCCTTCAGGAACGGCTGGCCCTGGGATGGAATCCGATGGTAAGCAAGGCCGCACCCATGGCCACCGTCCCGGCCTTCCAGGTATTCGATACCTATCTCCGGGTGAAAAGTAAGGAGATGGAAAAACAATCCTATGCCACATACGCCTCTTACGTCCGGATCTTCCGGGGATGGCTGGAATCACAGGGATGCACCGGAACCACACCGATATCCGCCATCACAGAGGGAACGGCCCGGAAATACATGAACTACCTGGAAACCGAAAAAAGCGTTTCTCCACGGTCGTACAACAACTACCTGTCGTTCATGGTCACGTTCATGGACTGGATGAAAGATAAGGGATACATCCAGGAAAACGTGTTCACCGGCATCAAGCGAAAACCACGGCGCCTTATGGCAAAGAAGCGCCGGATGCTCACTGATGAAGAGCTGGGCACACTGTTCACCTGGTTGCAGGAAAACAATCCGGAATATCTGGCCGTGTGCCTGCTGTGCTATTGCTGCTTCATGCGGCCGAAGGAAATTGCGCTGCTGCGCTGCGGGGATATAGACCTCCGGAAACAGCTGGTTCATGTACGGGCCGAAATCGCCAAAAACGATAAGGAAAGCTTCCGTACCATCCCGGATGCGATGATGCCGGCAATCCGGCGGCTGGATCTGTCACACCGGGAATGGTTCCTGTTCGGGGACCATCCCGGCGTCCGGAGCGATTTCCGTCCGGCAAGGGAGGCCGGGGCAAAGAAGCGTTTCTCCGATTATTGGGCCACCACCGTCCGGGAGGCCTGCGGGTTCGGGATGGAAGTCCAGTTCTATTCACAGAAGGATACAGGTATCACCAATATGCTGGGTGAAGGCGTGGCCATCAATCTGGTTCAACAGCAAGCGGACCATTCCAGCGTGGCAATGACGGCGCTGTACGTCGGCCACAAAGCTTCAGCAAGTGAAGAACTGAAAAACGCATTCCATTGACACTTTTGACATCTATTGATAGAACTATCTGGATACTTGAAAGGCCTGCATCTCACGACACGGGCCTTTCCTGTCAAACAATTATGTACAAGCGAACTCTTATCAGCAAATAGTCCAGTCCTCACGGAATAATTCACTCCAGCTTGGCGTATAAGAAGTGGCGATATATCGTTCCTGCATGGGCTGCCAATACACCAGAAGAACCTGATCAATGAATTCCAGGTCGCTTCCGCACGCGCTGATGTGCTGTCTTGCACTTGCCGGAAGGCTGTTCATCTTCGGCACAACGGCGGCAGGAACGATATTCGGAGTTTGGCGCACAATAAATGCAGACATACTCGAAAGAGTGGGATTGGTCAATCGCGCTCCATCCTTGAGAGCATCTAATACTTCGCTGAATTTCATATTTTATAGTTTTAAGATGAATTTCTTCACTGCCCATGCGGCCAGTATCAGAAGTGTGGCAAAAAAGACGATGGTTCCAAGGACCATGCAAAAATTTTGCCACGGGGTAAGTTCGGCCGGCACCTTCACTTCCACCGGGTACGGATCCGGATACGGAACCGGCACTTCTTTGATGGTGCTATGTTCAGTATCCGTTTCCTTTTCCATCTTCGTCACCGGAACCTTCACGTCGGTATCCTTTGTGGATAGGTCATGGTGAAGTGTTCCATCTGGATTGATCCAGGCGTGGCTTTCCGCGAAGTCGTTTTCCAGGTAGGATGAATCGCACGGTGTATCTCTTTCCGAATGCTGCTGTGGAAGGCGAATGGATGCCGTGTCAATCGTCACCTTTACGGATATCGCCTGTTTGGTCCAGGATGAATCCTGAAGCTGCGTGAACACTGGCCGTGCCGGTGTAAATTTCGGGCTGCAGGAGGTTAAAGCCAGAAGGATGGCTACAATGATTATGGCCATGGGAATGATGGCTCTTTCCCACGGGTCGGGTTTTCTCCTTTGGAATTCGGATTGTGCGCTCATACTTCCATCACTTTAATCTGGCCGCGTTGCTGGCCAGCGTTGTTGTACAGGCCGATATGGATCCACTTGGCGCCGGTGGCCTTATTCCTTTCCAGAAGGATCTGATCGAACCGGGTTCCGGTTTTTCTGAACCACTCCACGACGAAATCACGGAATTCTTCAAAGGATCCGTTCACCTGGAGATCCACGGCATATCCTATCTGGTGAACGGAGGTGGCGGAACCACCGACGGCCTTATTCAGTGCCGGGCACCGGTATCCGGATGAAACTTTGATGGATTTCCCGTAGGCAATCCGTAGCGGGTCCAGAACTGTACGAACCAGTTCGGCCAGATGTTCCACCACTTCAAAGGAAGGTGTGTTGTCAATCTTCCTTTTGGCGGCTTCGTTGGAACGTATCAGTTCCTGAAGGGTGAAATACTTGTATTCCGTCATTATCCTTCTTCGATTGGGGCTTCCTCTTCCTGTTCAGCGCTTGGCGCCGGTTCTTTCGGCTTATTGTCCAGATCCTGGACTACCACGGTGGTATCGCCATGGGTCAGCTTGAATCCAAGCCCTTCCTGAACGGCTTCCCGGAGTTCTGCCAGGCCTGCGAATGCGAATATCCAGCTTCCGGCCTTCAGGACGGATGGATGGATTTCTCCCATGGGCGGTACCAGGAATGATGCCACATACAGGCCGATGGCGGCCAGAAGGCATACCCACATTGCGATTGTTGTGCTTGCTTTCACGTTCCGTGTCATTGCCCGGAGCCGTGCTAATCTGCGCTTTTCCATAGGCGTAAATTATTATTGCCATCTTGCCATTCCTATTGCCTGCCCGGCCGTCAAGATCCATCTGGTTCTTGAACCGTCCCAGTGTGCAATGAATTGGACAAAACCGTATAGTACCTCAATATAGCTATAATCTTCATCGGGCACTTCCGTGTAATTACCTCCTTCAGTCGGAACAACAATTCCAACCTTGGCTGAATTGTTATCTATCATGAACATTGTCGGAGCCAATAAAATGCTCGAACTACCGTCACGATTATAATGCGTATAGGATAGTTTATTGACGAAAATATTGAAGGTCATTCCGTCATACGCCTGTCCCTGCGGAAGATATATGTATCTGGCCTGATAGAAGGAATCGTTGAAGTTCGATGAAAGGTTGTTGTTATCAACGATTATACTACCATACGCCGTTGAAAGATATCTGCAATATATATTCATGGAAGAGTAGCCCGAAGAGATGAACGGGCCTGCTGATAGATATGGCAGATTTTGGCTTGATGCGAATGGCACCTTGATACCACCTGAAAATATTCCATCGGCGCCGTTCAGGTGCTTGACGGATAGATTGTCAATGAAGGCGGATGTTGCGATCAGTGTCTGGATGAAGGCGGTATTGGCGGCCAGATCTTCAACGTCAATATAGTTCGCCTTTATCAGTTCGGCCAGAATCAGGTACGTCACTACCGGCTTCAGGTTGTTCAGCTTTGTCCAGTAGGCCGTATTGGAAAGTGGAATGTTGGATGCGGAAGTGTGGCTGGTTCGGCACATATAGAAGTTCACCCCGGATATGCCGATGGATATCGCCTTATCAGCGACGATATCCAGCGGGTAAACGCCATCCACCTGGGTATCACCGGCATAATACTGTTTGCCGGTTTCCCAGACGGTGGTCCGGATGGATTTCCCAGCTTCGCCGGGGTTACCATCCTTCGCCTTCCTACGGATGCAGATATGGCCACGGACACTGAATCCCATAGCTTATGAAATTAGAGATACAACGATGGTGGCAATCTGCTTCGCGTGGGCGCGGGCATCCTGGAAGGCCTGGTATTCTGCCAGGTATTCGGCCTTCTTATCGGCACTGATGCCGGAATTCTTATCCTTGGCCAGTTCGTAGTTGGCCAGAATGGCCTGGTAGGAATCCGGTGAATAGTGGTCGTTCATGATGGCGGCCACGATATCGCCATAGGTGCGGCCATGGACATCCACGGATTCACAGTTGTACAGATCTTCCGGTGCTTCCATCCCTTCTTCCACGACGGGGGTTGCAGGGGTGAAGTCGTACAGGATCCGGAGAAGGTTTCCTTCCAGTGTCACCTTCACGCCGCTTTGCGGAAGGTTGTCAATTTGGTAACAGGCTTTCATAATTTAGAATTATTCAAAATAATAATCGTACTTATTGTTGCCCAGGTCCCGCCGTCGGAGGATGGTGTCACACGGAAGGATGGGTGGTTCATTAGGGAACTTGGTATCATGTTCACGGGCCTGATCCAGTTCGCTTTTGATGGAAAACGAATTCGTCACCATCTTCAGCACTTCCTTATCATCGGCCCGGTGAAGTAAAACGGCATACCGTCCGTCACCGTGCTGGGTGCGGATGTTCGTTTCAAAGTCCACCACTACGATGGGCGTGTTCAGAATCTCCATGGCCCGTACTTCACGGTTCCTGAAGAATCGCTTTCCATCCTTCGTGGTTACGGATTCAGATATGCCCTTTGCTGCAAAACTCATATCGTTGTTTGTTATTACTTTCCAAAGGTTCCGGCACTTGCCCCATTTGCACCAACCATAATAGCTGGCCAGGACTTGCCGTTTTCGTTCCGGGTCCTTCAGGCCTTTTGCCTTCCGGGCAAACCGGGTTTTTATGCTCTTCCGGAGGCGAATGTTTTCCCGGCTGAAACAGTATCCAAGGAAATCAATCGTCCTTCCGACGGTGGCCGCGCTGCCGTTTCCGGCGCCTTTTCTTTTTCCCATCGACCCTGTGCGCTATCGGTGCCACAATTACGTTTGCCTTCACTACGAATCCAGCTTCAGCGGACATCCGTTCGTATTCATTCAGCTGGGCCCAGGCTTCAGCCTTTGTCCGGGCCAGGCCGGTGGTATCGTCGCAGTACCGGAGATAGCATTTCACCTTCACTTTTTCCTTCATCCGGTGGTCTATCCGGTTGGCGGTGAAGTTGCCTATCGGCTGGCTGGTGTACGCACCGATGGGTATTCCGCGCCTTTTTCGCTTTCTCTTCATCCAGGGCGTCCAGTATTTCCTGCTTCGTGTCGTAGTTCAGGATGGCCACATCAATGAGCCGGATAAACCGTTCATCCTTGTATTTGCGCCGGAAGGCTTCCAGGATGGTGGAATGCGGAATGGACTGGTAGTATTTCTTGTAATCTGTTTTCCAGTACCAGCGATATTCCGGATATCTCCGAAGCATCATCTTCATCCGCTTCACGCCATGGTGAAGGCCTTTGCCGGGCACACACGCAAAGGAATCGAATATCAACCCACCATAGATATCATTCCCTATCACGCGCATGATGGCGTGGTGGAGTATTCTCCACGGGAAGTAATCCTGTTTGTCAATAATCCGGTCCTTTCCGGAATCATTGTGTACCTCCATTTCCGTGTAATCCGCTTTGGGAAAGTCCAGGGTAAGAATCATCCGCTGCAGCCGTTCCAGATCTTCCTTCTGGTGAAGGTTGTGGCGCCGGATATGGCGGTTCTTCTTCACTTTCCCTGCCTGTGCCTCCTTATCAGCTGCCACCAGGTTATCCCAGGCGGCAATCTGTTCCAGGATGTGACCTTTACGTTTTACCATACAAACAATCTTCTTCAGATTCAATATTGTCAGTTCCGCTTGCAATAGAACTGATGCCCGGCCTTTTCGAGAATGGACCTACTAACGCCGCTTGCCAATGGGATCAAGGTAGCCCAAGGGCCTTTCCGCACGAGATGTTCTGACATCACGGCCACGGGGACCGTTACGCTGCACTACATGATGCAGGGTCAAGGTTCGAGGGGATTTTGTCGTTTCGGGTTATGTTCCTTTGTATGGCGGGAGCCGATGTTCGCGTTCGAGTTCGACCAGGCGTTATTCGAGTTCGCATAGCCGAGGCCGGCATTCGGCCCGTTATTCGCGTTACCACCCCAGAGGCCGAGGGCTCACCTTTCCCCTTTCTACCTACCGGACATCGGGCCGCTTGCGTGGCCGTTGCGGGGCCCTGTTACGGGCCCCGGCGGTCCGGATTTATCGTGGATTACAGGATTCGTATTTCAATGAACTTACAAACGCAAAAATAGCATGGTGTTCAACTTAATTGCAGGACATATTTCCGCTTATGCAGCGGCAACGAGTTCTGCGCCTGAAACGAATTCGATAGGGCCGTAATAGGCAAGGCGGGAGCCGACGGACGCGGACGAGAGCGACCAGGCGGAAGACGAGTACGCATAGCCGAGGCCGGCAACCGGCCCGAAATACGCGCGACCACCCCAGAGGCCGAGCTGGCCAGTGGCCTTGTTCTGGTAGAAGTAATCACACCAGTAGGAATCAGAACCACCACCTATGACGGACGGGATGATATCGAAGTATTCTCCGAGGATCATCTCACGAACGTAGCCGTCACCAGTGTCACGGGAAATCTGCCTGAAGTCACCGGCCGGGGTTCCGGCCAATTCAGCGGCTGAAGGCATACGGTTCCCTTCATACAGGAACACTTCCGTACCGGCATGGCCCTGGCCTGTGCAACCATAGTAGATACCCTGCACCATTTCCCACTGCCAGTTCCAGGCATCTTCAATGCCGAACAGGGAAACGCGGGAACAGTTCTCACCTACGTTGGAACCATTCACCAGGCTGATATCAATCTTTCCACAGGCATCACCCAGAGATTTGGTTGCGCCGGTAAGGAGGCTGGCAGCTGCACCCCAGAGATCCTTGCTGACGGAACCACCAACACCGTATCCGATATTGGCCTGGCAGTTCGGGTTGGCAAACTGCATCAGGTTCAGCATAATCATGAACTTCTGCGCTTCATAGTCAATCAGGCCGAAGTTCTTACCGTTCACCTGTGCTGCGCTCCAAAAGGAGTTGATTGTTCTGGATCCGGCCGGTGCCACACCGGAACGGGATACCAGGGCGCCGCCGGAGATGGAACCCTTATAGGCACCGAACGTCATGTTCTCCCTGAAGTGATGGCCGCCGATGGGCAGCATGGACCACCAGATGGTAGGGATGCCGGTCTGTGCGTCCACAACTACACGGTAATACAGCTTCTTTGGCGAAATGAACATAACGTGGCCAAGGGCTTCATTCAGCGTGGTACCATCAGCGAAAACGCCGGAATTGGCCACTGACAGTTTCGCGGCCTTTCCGCTGTTGGTCAGAAGGAACCGGCCGATGGATGAAAGGAATTCGGCTTTCATCGTCTGGTTTCCCACAGCGGTCCACTGCGGGCTGGACTGCGTGTGCTGTTTGCACTGGACACCCCATGCCACTTCACGGAGAAGTTCGGCATCACCGGCGTTCATGGAATTTTCAAAGTTTTCAAGGGTAATCCGCTTCACGGAATTGCCCTGGCGCACGAACACGTAATCATCCTGGAGGATGGCCGTGGTGGTGGGCGCCGATGCAAGGTTGTTTCTTACGGGAGGCATATACTACACTTTTAAGTTAATGAATCACAGGAAATCGTCACCAGAACCACCACTTCGTGGGTCGTTCCGTCGTTCTGATCCGTGTCGGCCGTGGTGACGTTGATGGATGAAGAAGAGGATTCACCCAGCTTTGTCCAGGTTGTTCCGTCGTACTTCTCGAACTTGTACGTCGGATTGGCAGGCGTGAGGGTGGAGCCATCAGAAGCTTTCACCAGGCGGGCGGCCACGGTCACCGGCTTGTTGGTGTCCACCTCTTTCTGTGCGCTGGAGATGTAAGGCACAATTAGGATTTCATCCAGCGTGTCAATGATGGTGATGGCGGCCTTGGCCACGTATGCGGCCGCACTGGAATTCTCATAGAATTCTGCAATGATCAGCTGCGTTGCGTCAATATCATTGCGGTTCACGGTCACTGATTGCTGGCCATTCATCGCGGTCCAGGGCGTACTGCCTTTGTACCACTTCACATAGAAGCTGTTCACGGGTGAAGTGGATAGCCACAGATTGGCCGTCAGAACAGCGCTTGCATGGGCGCTGTCCAGCTGCGTGGTACTGGCATTGATAAAGCCGTAGTACGACGATGCGCCGGCGGCCTGGATCTGGACGTCCACGGATTTGGAAAGGTGGTACAGTACACCGGCCACGGTTGCATCCACGTTGTACTGAAGCGTGTCATTGGCCATCATGGATGCGCTGGCCAGGTTGCCGATGATTTTTAATGCGCCGGTGTTCAGGTTGCAGGCGAACTTCCCGGTGCTGTCAGTGGTATATCCGCCGGAAGTGGCACCGTTGAAGTTCAGCACGGAACCGTTGTGGGACCAGCTGTGATTGGAAAGGTTCACCGTGGCACCACGTGTGGAGCTTACGCGGGGCGTAATCACCGGCTGGTTATCGGCCACGGTCCAGTCGGGACGAACGTCACCGGTCTGCGGATCCACGGCCTGGAAGAGTGGCTTATCGCCGATTTCAAGTGTGAGATACAGGGTATCTCCGTTGCGGAGCCTACGGATGGTAATCCCCGCCTGTGCGCTGTACTTACTCATATTCTTTCTGTATTATCTGCTTGATTTCGTGATTGGTGTGGATGGTTCCTTCCAGGGCAGCCGCTTTTTCCTGAAGGGTTTCGTAATCGGCCAGTGAATCTTTGAACATCACTTCCTTCTCGTTCAGGATCATCTTGTTTTCGTTATGCCGGTGTTCCCGGAGGGTGAACCCTGCCTGGAGGGCCAGACCCTTATTGGCTTGAATGTACAGCATGGCATTAGTTGAATATCCAAACATTGTCGTTTTCATCCACCCATGTATTTCCGTTTTCATCTTCAGCGATGGCGTATGCGGCTTTCTGGATGGCTTCCGTATAGACGTCAATCCAATCATCCTGGAATGTATCACCGACGCCTGTCTTTTCCAGCTGGAAGATAGTGTGTCCACCTTCATTGTGTTCGACGTGCGTCTTATAGGCCGAATCCGTGTACCATACGATGGAAAGGATGCTTTCCGGGCATTCCACTACCTTACCTTCAGAATCCACCATCGCTTCATCATATCGGGCGGTCTGGCCGGGAAGGATGGCGGAATCATTCGTTGGTGAACAGCTGAAGGCCTGAAGGATTCGTGACACACCGAACTGGATGCGGGCCACTTCCGTGTTACCCACGAATGCCTTTATCATGTAGTTCTCCTTCGTTACCAGACGGAGATCCAGGGTGACGCCTGTCGCGCTGATGGCGTTCACCTCATTTTCGTCGGATGCGGTGATTTCCGTTGCGCTGCTGGCGCTTGCCACACGGTACAGCTTCAGCGTGTATCCAGATGAAAGGATTTCTGCACCCTTGAACACGGTCACTGGTATGGTGCGGATGTAGGCGTTGTTATCCATGGCAGCGTTCCGGCCGGCATCGGAGGCCGTAATGATGCCGCTGGCCACCTTGTATTCGTACAGGTGTAGTTTGTCCAGGAACGGGTTGTAGTATATGGCCGTTGCTTCACCGATGGAAATGCCATAAGAATCCAGGCTCTTATCCACCGTGGAAAGCACAATTTCATCCGTCACGATGGGATGCGTCACACCCAGGCGGTTATCCACCAATTCAGCTTCAAAGTGAAGGGAACACTGTTCTGCAGGAGTGAGGTTCTTCCGGATGGTCAGGGCACCACGGGTGCTTCCGACGGTATCAATGCTGAACAGGCCTGCCCAGCTGGGGATGGTCGTGATATCCACACCGTTCACCTTCCATACCATATTGGCCAGAAGGGAATTGGAATAGGGCTGCGGCCAGCTGCCATCAGCGGCGGCGGCGGTCACTACCGGCTGAAGGACTGTGGGCGTCACGCTGCGGTCCGGTTCATATTCGTTCAGGGCGGCGTTGTACACCTGTGTCACCGGGCTGCCGGATGTAAGGCAGGACAGCGACACGGATACGGTCAGCGGGGCATAATCTTTACGGATTCGTTTACGGATGGTTTCCATATCAGATGATGATTTCAGCCTGCGCCGAATCACCGGATTCAAGCGCGGCCGTTATTGTGAATAATGTACTTACAGTGTTCGGGTTGGAACCCAGGTCTGACAGTTCCAGGCTCACGGAACCCTGGAAGTTCTGCGCCTTGCCGGACATATTCCAGGCGGCATCTTCCACGGCATCGCCGGAATCGCGGGTGATGGTCCAGCTGGTTATATCGGGCGTCACCTCTTCAAAGTATCCACCCCGCCAAACGCGGCACGTCACCTGAAGGGTTTCGCCGGGTGCGATGAAGTTATCACCATTGGTATCAATCTCCAGACGGAGGTCCATATCCTCAATCTGTTCGATGGTACCGGACATATAGATATTGTTCAGGTATGCCGAATAGCCGGCCATACCGGATATGCCAAGGACGGAGAGGTTGGAAAGGTCACCGAACTGCGCTGCGATATTGCTGGAAGAGAATTCCCACGTGTTCACGCCTTTCAGGAACCGTTCATAGGTGCGTGTGCTGTACCTGGATACCTGCCTATCTGTATTCGTGAAGTTGCCGTATCCGACAAAGTGCATGGCAGGAACCGGATGATATTGGTTGGTCCATCCGCTGTCAGCGGCCCGGAGGGCATACCGGAAACGCTTGTGCTGGCCGTCCAGGATTTCTGTCACGCGGAAGTAGGACGTAACGAATCCGGCAAACTGGAAGTTGCCTTTTCCGTCATCCCAATTCACCAGGGCGTTGTTGTCAAGTGTAAGGCCGTCATGGAAGATACCCTGGCAGATATCATCCACTTCCACCGTTCCGATTTCCCCTTCTTCCAGGTGAAGAGTAATGATGCCCGTGGATGCCGGCATTCCAAGTTCATTCAGATCCACGGATACATCTTCGATGATGCCGCCACCGGGGGCGTTCCACTTGTTCCCGATTTCGATGGATACGCGGTTATACCGTAGTTCCGGAACTTCCAGGAATTCCCGTAAAATCAGGGAGCGCATCTCGGCGGCGCCAGAGGCGTCAATGAATGCGCCGGATCCGGTCAGGCCTGGATTGTAAGTACCGGCTTCAAAGCCCACATCCGTGGATATCTTCCCGGCGGAACGGTCACTGATATCCTTCCGCAAGAATTTCGCGGCCGCATCACTTTCCCGCTGAAGGGTCTGGCCATCATAGGCTGGTTTGCCATCGGCATCGCTGAACTTATCCAGAACGGCCTTGTTGCTGTGGGAATGGGCATAGATGCCAATGCCATTGGTAATGACATTGACAATCCAATCCTTCAGCGCTCCAAGGGACGTCTTTGACCATTGTTCTGTGTACGGGGATTGAACCAGGAACAGGATGGTATCTTCCAGTTCGGCATCCGGATAGTCAGCAAGCCGGAGCTTCAAAAAAAAAAGTTCCCCGGCGGGAGAAGGCACTTCAATCACCGGCAACTCGCCTTCCGTTCTGCTCACGTTCAACAGGCGCCCTTCTTCAGACAGGGTGAAGGCGAAGGTGCAGGCATGGACGTTATCGCGGTCGGACATCTCCAGGCTGGAAGTGTCAATCACGATGGGTTCCGCGTTGCCATCCTTGATGGCCCATTGCTTGGCGGCGGCAATCAGTTCGAACCACCACTGCGTCACCTGAAGGCCTGCGTATCCGGTGTTCTGCTGCCACTTGCGTTCAGCACCGGATGTGATATCAATCTTCACCCGGTCCTTCATGGCCGATTCGTGTTCAATCTCCGGAGCAAGGGTGCAGGCTCCATGGAAGGTGAACGTGTCAATGCCACCCAGGGAGTTCACGGAAAGGTAGTAGTGTTCATCTCCCATGGTGGGCGCACAGATGTAGCGCTGCGTATAGGAGAGAGCCACACTTTGGCCGGTTTCCACCCACACGTCAATCATTCCGAACAGTTCTTCCGTTTCCTCACCGGAAAGGCCGAACAGGTAACTGAATTCCATGTTGAAGGTCATCAGGGCCGGTGTTCCGGAATACGTCCAGATTGTGATGGTTTTCGTGGTACCATCCTTCTTATAGAACTTGGCACGTACCCTTCCGGCATTGGCCCCGCTGAAGTAGTACGACAGGTATTCCGGGCTGTTCCAGGTCACTTGCTTTGTCTGCGGCTGCCAGGTAAGCCAGTTCCCGGACAGGAAGGAACTGGCCGTACCGGACAGCTTGCGGACGCCACCGTTCACCACCGTGAAGGTGCCGGCGGAGGAACCGTTCACCTGGGCGGTGAAAGTGGCCACTGCGGAGGCTTGGGCAAAAGCGTTGGATGTAGGGAGGGAGGATGACAGATATTGGCTAATCACGTCGGCCACATCAATATCAATGCGGTCGTGGGCATCTGGATAGTACGATTCCGAAAGGATTGATACCGGCACGTTGATGCCAGGCTCGTAATACTTCAGGATAAACGCCACCTCTGAAGCGCTTTCAATAATGAAGTGCTTCAGGTTCCGAAGGAGGGACAGATTGTCGGGCGTTTGTATCAGCGTTGCCATAGTGCAAATTTACAGACGTGGTGAAGTGTAAGTTAGGACATCAGATGGCGGCGGATTCATACCAGAAATGAACGGTTTGCCTGGTAATTGCACGCCATGTAGGCGATTCGCTTGGACGGGTCCTGTAACTGTATCCTATTTCGATTGTTCGCTCCAGCTTGGGGGATTTCTGGCCAAGGGCCGTTGGCGCCGGAAGGAAGAAATCGCCTGTATCCTCTTCACTTCCGCCATCTATCACGTGATATGCAAGGTTTCTATCCGGATACTGCGGCTGCAGGGCGGCCATGGCGGCATCGGCTTCAGAGGTGTTTTGAACCCATTGGTATTCCGGGGCCGGTATTACGATGGGCGCATCCTCTTCGCTATCCGAATAGTCCTTCACCAGATAGAAGGCCGCATTCAGGCAGCGAATTTTCCTTCCAACTTCGTACTTCAGTGATATCGGTAATAGCCTTTGGCCTTCATAAAGCTTCAAGGAATACATCCCGTATGAAAGAAGCTTTTCGATGGCAATATCAAACTGGCCTTCCACCTTCACCATATTGTTCCGGAGCATGGTGTTGTACCTTGCAAAGAATTCCTGGAACATATCCGGTGCATTCAGGTTATATTTTCCTTCACGAAGGTGCCCTTTGTTGTCGTACTTCTGCGTGGTACCATAGTAGTAGTGCCCGCTGTGTGTGTACCAATCGAACACGCGACCTCCCCCACCACCGGATTCCAGGCGCTCGGATAGGCCTGCGAAGTCCACTACCATGATTTCCTGTTCTTCGTCCTTATCGGAATCATTGTAGGAAGTGTTCCGGTGCGTGCGCGTGCCGATATACGGCATGAGCATACCATTGACTATCACCATGGGCGGTACGATATCATCCCATGAGATGGATTCTGCATCCTGGGAATTCTTCCGATCGTATGTGAAGTAGTTTGATCCAACACGTTTGGAGCGCGTCTGGTTCCGGAAGTTCCTGGATATTTCATAGTATGCGCCTGTGGCCAGGTGAAGAAGAAGGCCCACTGGCTGTCCGGAGAAATCCAGCGGGAACTGGCTTTCTCCGGAAGCGAATTCATTCACTGCACCGTATTTCTTCAGAATATCTTCTTCCGTTTCAGTCACCGGCGTCGCACCTTCCAGAGATGTGTTCGGTGTAAGCACTATGCGGGATGACTGTTCGTAGGAATGCACGATATTCCCCAGAAGCTGGCCAGTGAGGTCCATATCATAACCGGCATCCAGGATGTCATTCAATAGGACGATATCCACCTTCTTTTCGGTAGGATAGACCACAATCTGGGCATAGAATTTATTCCGGAGCCATTCCAGGATCTCGGATATGGTCTTGTTGGGAACCAGGTCGTACAGATAGACGTTCTTACCCTTGCATATCACGTCGGAACAGTTGTGAACCAGAATCAAACTGGATAGCTTGCTGTTGGTGGCAAAACAGTTCGTTCCGATGGTATAACCACACAGCTGGAACATCTTGTTGAGAAATGCTTTCAGGTAGAAGAATGGGGCGATTCCGTATCCGTCCGGTACACCAACCTTATCATCACCTTCCATGACTGTACGGCCTTCCCACACAAGTGAATACACGCCTTCCACCTCTCCATACTGGTTCATCGGTTCGTTATTGATCAGGTATGAATCGGATTCCTGGTTGTAATTCACGGCCACCGGGAAGAGGCACACCGTATTGGATAGGCTTGGCTGCTTATAGATTGTGTTCAGAGATGAATAAAGATCTGCGACGGAATTCCTGTCATTGGCCCACAGCTTGGAATCCTTGAACAGTTCCTTCAGGTTCTTGTCTTTCCACAGCGAATAGAATTCCGAATCTTCCAGGGCCATGGCACAAGTGATGCCATCCTTTGATGCGGATGTCACCACCAGATTTCCTTTCTTCTGGAATACACCGTGTGAAAGGATGGCCGGGAAAAGATTCACAAAGCGCGTGTTCCTGGCTATCCTTGTAGGATTATCCAGTTTGGCCAGATCTTCCGGCGTGGCCGGGATAGTAGCTGCCACGGATGCGGCGCCATCATCAGAGAAGAAGGCGCTGTTCTGTTCAATCTCGAAACTGAAATCTTCAGGGAGATTCAGTTCACCTTTATCTACAATCAGTTTCATTTCCCAACCACGGATTTAACGGTATTCTCCAGTTCCTGTTTGGCATTGATATCAGAAAGCACGGTATAGGCCTTCAGGGGGAGTGATGCTTCCAGCTTTGCCATGATATCATATACCCGCTGAAGGAGTTCGTTATCTACAGTGCCCACGGATGCCGGCGCATTGGTGCCGGCCTGGCCACCGTCTGCGAATCCTGCCACACCGGAACGGTACTGTCCGCTTTGGCGCATCTGTTCCAAGGATGCGAACATCACCGGATTGGCGCGGACCATAGCGGCGGGAGCCACCCATTCATTGGCGTGTACAACTCCAACTTCCTGATAGTCGTTTGCGCTGCGCTCGGTATAGCCACCTTCAGAGAATTCGGCCACGGTTCTTTTTCCAACCTGGGTATTGGCGGAACCGGATGAAGCGACGGAGGCATTCTTGATGGCATTGCGCTGGGCCACGATGGCGGCCACCTCTGCCACGGTCGTTGCAGCGATGATGGCGGCCATGATGCCACCGGCGACGGGTCCCAGGTCTGCCACAGCCTTCACGGCGGCCACGGCGCCATTGGCCACCGTCTTGGCGATGTTAATGGCCATATCAACGTCGGCATATTTCTTCTTCAGATCCAGCTGCTTCTTTTCGTATTCCTCTTCAATCTGCTGGCGCTTTTCGGCATTATCACCTGCGGCGGTCAGTTCAGCCTGCATCTGGGCATCCAGGCGGGCCGAATCCGCTTCCTGAAGCGCATTCGCAAGGTCTGAAGCTTTATCCAGGTATTCCCCATAGATATCACCGGCCTTGGATGCGTACTTGGCAATAATCTTGACACGTGCATCCTGGTAGTCCTTTTCGGATAGTAGTCCATTCTTATGAAGCTCTTCCAGGGCGGACAGTTCTTCCGCCATCTCTTCCTTTATAGCATAGATTGGCGAATTCTCGCGGCGGATTTCTTCCGCACGTTCACACAGTTCCTGCCATTTTTGTAGCTGCTCTTCATTCTCCTTATCCAGCTCGGCCATGAAGGCTTCCACTTCCTTATCCAGTTCAGCCATGGCATCATCCATGGCCTTCTGGGCATCTTTCTGAAGGTCATCCATCAGCTTTTCCAGCTTCTGTTTGTCCTTCACGGCCAGATCCAGAATCTGCGTCTGGAATTCAATGGTGGATTGCTTATGCTTTTCGGCAATGGCGGTCCTTTCTTCAAGGGATTGCCGGTTCAGATTCTCCAGGCGCTGTTGGTACTGTTCGTATGAAGATTCACCGTCCAGATAGGCCTGTTTGGCCTGATTTTGAAGTTCCTGGTACCGGGCGTTGGAAGCGTCAATATCCTTTTTGTAGGCATCGTTCACGGCCTTCTGGGCGTCCTCGGATAGCTGTTTCCGGATAGTTGCAGCCTGTCTGTTGCTGCGCTGCGTGGCACGTTCGTAGTTGGTATCGGCATCCACAACCTTCTGACGGGCCTGGACGTAGTTCTTTACCATCTCGTCGTTACCAAGGTTGTATTTCTTCACGATCTCGGACCAGTACACCACGGATTCATCGGCCGTGCGCTTGAATTCATCAAGTTCGTCCTGGTAGGATTGAAGGATACTGGCGTGGGTCTGAATGGAATACGCATCCCGGTCAAACATCTGCGCCTTTCTGGAATTGGAAATCTTGGTTTCGTATTCCTGTACCTTATCGGCATATTCCTTCGCCTGGTCAATCAGGTCCTTGTTGTTATTATAGTCCCGGATGAAGAGATCCAGTTCCTGGTCGGATAGTTCTGTGCGGGTCTGAAGCTGGAGTTTATACGCATCCAACTCTTCCTGGGCAACAACCTTCCGGTTCTCGGCAATCTGTTTCTGGATACGGTCGTATTCTTCGGCAGCGGCAATCCTTTCTTTGGCGGATTTGGTCGCATCCATGTAGATTTTCTTCTGCTTTTCGGCTTCCAGGTTCAGTTCGGATTCCTGCAGCAAGGCAGAATTGTTGCGCTCGAAGATTTCATCAAGCATTGCGGCCACCTTCTTACCATTGGCATAGGCATCCTTCATGCGCTGAACCATCTCGTTCCAGCCCTTACCGGATGAAAGATCCGCTATGAAAGAACCATACGCGGATTTCCATCCAGCCGTTTCAACCCTCCATTTGTCACCAATAAGCTGCGTTTCGGCAATCATATCGGAAACAAATTTCTTGAAGGAAGCAAGGGCACCGGTCAGGAGGCCAGCCCATCCGATTTTCTTGAAGAAGCCACCGAACATCTTCTGCGTCTGGCCGGCAGCGCCTTCAATCTCCTTCATGCGGGCACGTACCTCCTTCAGTTTCTTGGATGCAGCCACGAATTCGTCAGTACCTGGCTTCAGCTTCCGCATCTGGTTGTACAGCTTGCGGGCGGCTGCCTGAAGTTCATTGAGGTTGGAACCGTTCAGGTTGTTCACCGTCTTTTGGAATTTCTCCATGTCGGCGGTGCAGGAATTGATGGATTTTTCCGTGGCCATCAGTTCCTTCTGCGCGGCCTTGAATTCCTTGGAATTGATACCCTTTTCCTGGGCAATCTTCGCCATGGCGTCACGGAGTTCCAGCGCCTTCTTCTTCAGTTCGTCAATACGGGCGTTCGCTTCCTGGTTGTTCAGGGTTACGACGGATTCAGTATATACGCGGTTGTTTGCCATAGCTTATCTTAATTGATGTTCAAACCAGGCGGCATCATTGCGCCGGGTTCCAAAGGTTGTTTCACGGAATGCCTGGATGGCTTCAGCTGCATCCCATCCGTACTTGGCCGCCATCATGCTTCCAAGCTTTTCCACCTCACGGATGAATACCTTGGAATACCAGGGCTTCGGGAGGCGGTGGCCGGAAGGATCCGGCACGTCATCCAGGGTGATATTACCACCGACACCCATATCCACGAAGCGGCCATAATACAGGTACAGGAATACGATTTTCTTCGGGTCCCCGTTGGCATCGGTTTCCACCTGGGCCTGAAGTGAACGAAGCAAATCACCGGTATCACCAATATGGAAGAATTCAATCCTGGATTTCCACCTATCCAGGACGATATCTGCCCACATCTGGGTCATTTCCAGTTTGCTTCGCTTTGCCATTATCCTTCAGGCATCAACAGTGAAATATTCTCGGTGAAGGAAAGTACGATTTCCCATCCACGGGCGTTCTGGCCGCCATATCGCTTCATGTACTGCGTTCTTCTCCAATCCCATCCTTCCAGCGCCGGTTCGCCGGCATTGCGCATCTGGATCAGCTTTGCCAGAAGCCGGAGGGCCAGCGCATGGGTATCTGCATACACATCGGATTCATCTTCACCACGGCCGAACTGGCCCATGATCCATACGGATTGCGTGAAGAAATCCACCGGCCCTTCCACCAGCTGGATGGCACCATTGGAACGGCCTTCCAGGATGGCGCACGGGAATTCTACGCTGCGAAGGTTGGTCAGGAGTTCCAGGATGGTATCCAGGCTCTGGGCTTCCAGAACCTGGGTATCAGCGTTGGAGAATCCGGGCACGACGTTAATCAGTGCGCTACTTATGAGATTTTTCGACAGCATCGTGGTAAATCTTGTTCAGTGTGAAGAGAACATCGTGGGCCGGGGCCTTCAGAATCTTCTCGTTTTCCTGCGGCCGGTCATCGTTCATGCAGGAAAGAATATCCTGGAGGATTTCCGCCTGGGTCTTTCCGATAGAAATGGAATCACCGTCCTGGAACACATACGGATACCGGCCTTTCAGCATCTGTTTTACACCGTTCCACCAGATAGTGAGCGCCACCCGGTCAGTGTCGGTCAGTTTGCGTTTGGCGCCGCTGGTTATAGCCTTTGCGGCCTCCTTCAGCCACAAGTTTGCGTGTTCCTTATCGGCACCGGCTTTCATCATCATGGAATCGGCCGTGTAGAACTGTCCAAAGTTCAGGTTGTAGATCATCCTTTCCACCTTGGGGAACGGTTCCGGCGGCAATCCCACGGAATCATAGATGTAGGCCAGTTCATGGCAGGCAGCGGCGATATCCGATGACTTGATAAGATGTTCCTTTCCGTCAATGACGAAGGCCATCTTGCCTTTCACCTTTTTGGCGTCGTACTTGTTCATGTTGGCCGGGATTATCCCTGTAAGCTTACACAGACAAAGCAACAGCGCCTTATCCCTGGATATGCCGGGCTGTGCCAGAATGAAGCACACTTCACGGAACTGCTGATAGGTCATCATTTCCCACTGAAGCGGGTAGTCCAGATTCACCCGCGTGGGTTTGTCCGGGTGAAAGAGGTTGCGGAAGAATCTCAAAACTTTCTTCATGGTCGGGTCGGGTTAAAACATTGAGAAAATGGGTTTATCGTCGTGTTCCAGGGTGATGGCCCTGGCGGCGGAAGAATCTGCGAACGTCGGGAAATCTTCAATATTGGCCTTCATGAAAGCCGCACAGCGGACGGCCTGTGCAACACCGTTGTCACGGTCACCAAGGGCAATGAAACAGATTCCCACCTTCACCATCTGAACCAGCTTCTTTTCGTTCGGGCACATCCGTTCGTTGTCACGGATCTTTTCCAGGATCTCTTCTGCATAGTCCGGTGAAATGTAGGCAGCGATATCCGTAACAAGGGCCAGATTTAAGGCTCCGTTCAGCTTTAGGAATTCACCCCACGTCTGGGGATAGTTCTTCACGGTGATGGCGTTCAGCACGGCAACATCCTTGAAATCCGCATAGGTAAGGATAAGGCCGTCGGAAAGGCGTGCGAACTGCTCTGTTCCTTTCCAGTCTGAATATCCTTCAGTCCGGATCAGGTACACCACCAGGCGGTCCAGCGCTTCATCCAGCTTGGCCTGCAGACCGGTTGTAAGATTGGCAATCCTTTCCTTGGAAGCCGGTGCTACATCCTGATTAGATATCACACCGAATCCGGCATCTGTCAGTACCAGGTCCATCTCCGGGATGGAATGCAGGAAGGCATCCACGGCAATCACCCGCTGGCACAGCTTCAGAAGCTTTGCATCTTCGCTGTCGCGGCGTTCCAGCTGCGCTTCCAGATCTTCGCCGATGATATATTCCACCAGGTTCTGTTGCGCCACATCCAGGGCATCGTTGAACACCGTTGGCGCACCCTTCATATTGATTGCCGGAAGGAACGGCTTCATTTCAGAGTATCCGGATACAAGCATAGGGCATTAGGCGTTTTGTTCAGTGGATTCCTGTTTGCCGGATTTGTTCTGATCCAGCGTGGTGAAGATGTATTCGGGGATGGAAATAAAGATGTTCTTATCCCACTTGTTGTATTCCTTGACTACCTTCAGTGAGCGCATACAGCGATCCACCAGGGGTTTCATCATGGCCTGTTTAATCAGGTACAGCTCACGGGCATTGGAACCACCCAGGGCGTTACTGTTCTTTCCGGGCGTGGCACCGATAAGGGCGCTGTGAACACCCATGGCGTAACAGATGATGTTGGCAGTGGATTCGGTATCGTCAATGTATTCACCACCCTTCATATCATTCTGGACGGGGACGATTTCAATCCACTTCTGTTCGATGGCACCACCGGAAGCGGAAGGCAGCATCTTCTTCAGCGTCATGATACCCTTGTTGGCATTCTCGGCGCCGGTCAGGAAGTCAATGATGGCCTCCTTTTCCTTATTGATGCGTTCCTGTCGTTTGGCGCGGTCCGTTTCCGGAATGCCTTCTTTCTTGAAGATATCCGCAAAGTAATCCGGTGAAACATAGATGATGTACTTCACACCCAGCTGGTTCTTCAGGATGGCTTTCTTCAGCTGCGGTACCATCGTGCTGTGGTCGTACCATCCGGAATTGAAGATGGAGTACCAGGAAGGGCGGCTGTAATAGACGTGGCCGGGGGACGGCATATAAGCGCTGAAGATGAATCCTTTCGGGCGGTTCTTGGATGCGGCGTACATCTTCAACTCTTCCACGGCGTTGAATTCGTCAATCACCCTGGAAGGAATGATGGGATACTTATCCGTTCCGGGCTGCTGGTCCCATCCTGCACAGTAGTAGTGCCAGTTTATGTCACCACGGCGGTTCTGCATTTCCCACCGGCTGAACATGGCCTCACGATGGCGGATGGTATAAATGTCATTCCCGTCTTTGGCATAATCCATACGGCACCATACGTTCCAGAATTCCACCATGTCATTCAGCTGCTGCTGCATGAACAGGGGGATGTCATTCCTTTCAAAGAAGTCGAATTCCTTTCCGGAAGTCACCTCTTCAAAATCAACCATCTTACCCTTTTCCCATGCCAGGGCGCGGATCAGTTTGGGACCCAGGCCAAAGCACACGTTGGATGTGAAATTCAGATTGGCGCTTACGATGTCGTTTGCTTCAGCCTTTTTGCGGACGTGCTGCGGCAGCAAGTTATCTGGTCCCCATGGGGCCACCTTATAGGGACCTACCACAAGCGGTTCAATGTCGTAATCCGGATTGAACAGGCCTGCGGTATCCACGGCCAGGATTGCTTCCATCTCAGGAAAGAGGTGAATGCCTTCCAGCACTTCCATGCCGGCAATGGGATTTTCTTTTTCTTGTGTCATAGTACAACTTCTTCACCGTTGATTTCGATAACCGTGAACCGGTTCACCTTCCGGATTTCCCCTGAAGGCAGCACCTTGATGTTGAACGTCACCCCTTCACCATGAAAGGATGTCGGAATGGCATGGTCCACGGTGATGATTCCACCATCTTCAGCCACCCACTTCAGCGATATCTCCTTCTGAAGCTTCGCTATCTCGAAAATTCTTGCGGCGCTTATCATGCGGTTCTTTTTACAGGAACAAAATTACAATCGACGTCATCCGGAACTTGGGACAGTATTCCATCGGCGGTGTTTCTTCCCGAAAACACGGAAAAATCTCACTATCAGTCCGGAATACCCCTTCATTTTTTTACGGAGATGGAAGATTACGCTTCGCGACCCCCGTGCCCTGCCCTGCCGGCGGGCCGGCAACCCGCACGGCAATTTGCGTAATATGCTTTGACACTTCGGCCAGGCTAAACGGCGGAACCGATTCCTTCACCACCGGATGAATAAGGGAACAGGACGTTTCCAATGTACAGGGTATCAAAGGCATCAGTACCATCAGTACGGTATTCAAGTGGGTCATCTTCGCTTTCGGCCAGCTTCTCACCACCTTTGTTCTTATGGAAGCCCATGGGCGTGATATCCACCTCTGCAAGAGAGATGGCAACCAGAAGGGCTTCATTGTTTTCCTTGTTGAACATAGGCAACAGATGTTTGGCACCACGGAAGCCGTCATTGATGATGTTGTACTTCTGATCATGTCGTAGTGGTTTGCCGATGAAAACGGATTCCACGGTCCATCCATGGAGGTTAAACTGTTCGATGATCACGCTTTTGAAGTCATCATCTGATACTGCATAGTTGCTGCCCAGGGCTGTGGCGTCATAGTAGAACACTACCTCTTTGGTAAGGTGGGCACGGTAGTAGTTGCAGAAGTCATCCACCAATTCACGGAGTTTGCGCTGATACTTCACATAGAAGGATTTCAGTACCTTCAGCGTGGATCCGCTGCGCTGTCCGGCAACCAGCCAGTTGATGTTGGCGTTATAGTCGAAGGCGATGGCAATGGGTGATTTCAGATCCAGGTCTGCATCCAGAAGGCAGCCATAGTCAGTACCGGGTTCAGGATGATATCCGGCTTCTTCCAGGGGCTGGTTGTTATTGGCGATGTAGGTATGGATGTTATCACGGAAGTTCGGATAGAATCCATCCTGCAACCTTTCAATTCGCTTGGATAGGATTGATGTCTGAAAAACAAGGGGTGGAAGGTCGCGTTTCATCTGTTTCACGTACTGCAATCCAACCACGTCAATGTTTTCAAAGATGGACCATTCACGGTACAGAACGGCAATCTTACGGAGGCGGGCCAGGTACCCTTCAATGGCTGTCAGTTTGGCTTTCTTCTTCGGGCCTTCAGGCCAGTTGTCATTCACGTCATGCCATAGCCACAGAAGGCCGGTGATAGATTCAATCACCTTCGGATCTGATTTTTCACGGTAATTCAACAGCCATCGGCCGCTTTTCAGTACCGGCATATCGCTCACGAACAGTATGGAATGATGCCATGGGCAATCGCTGAAGTAACGCATGGTACCACCATTGGCCGGGAATGTTTCATCCTTCAGTTTGTCATAATCCAGGCCTTTCGCTTCATCTCCGATGATCCAGTCCAGGGTCAGCGAGTTGGAACTCATCTTTACGTCCTGGGATATCAGTACCATCTGGGCACCGTTGTAGAAGCTTACCACATCTTCATAGTTCTGGACCGGAATGATGGGCTGTGCGTATCCAAGTGTTTTCGGAGGTCGCTTACCTATCACGTAGTGGATGCCTTCAATGAAGCCGGCTTCACGGAGGCCTGAAAGGGCGGCCGGAAGGGTGCGTGTACGGGCCTGTTTGAAGGATGATGCCACGAAGGCGCCGGTGCTGCCGGGCATGAACTGAACATTGCGTTTGATACGCCTGGAAACGATGCCGAATGATTTACCGAAACGGCGTGAACAGATATCCACCTCGGTATTGGCGGCAATAGCCAGCGCTTCCTGTTGGGCACGGTTCAGGTAGGTTATTTTCTTTTCTTCACTCATTGGGCATCCTGGATATCCACATCGTCAATCTCGCTGGTGTATTGTGCCAGCAATTTCTTCACCTTTTCTTCAATGTTGGGAACCTTGGTAATACCGATGGTTTCCGGATCTACGCTGAAGGATTCATCACGGGGAACAATCTCTTCCCACGGGTAATCTTCGCCATCCGGTTGGTCCAGCTGATTGGTTTTCACAATCACTTCGGCAATTTTGGTTAGGGCCTTTGCCTGTTTTTCATCACCGGCCAGGGCTGCGGCCTGTGCGGATTCCAGGAGGCGGTTTGCACGCATTCGCTGGAATTCTTTTTCGGCTTTTGGAGCGCTGCCAAATAGAAGCTTTACCGTGGCCATGTCACGGTATGCCTGAACACGTCCGATTCCGAATTGGGTAATGATATAATCCCGCATCTGGGTTTCTGTAATCAGCGGATTCGATTTCCAGCGGGTGAAGATGGCTTTCAGGCGGTCAAGCCGGATCTGGTCGGCATCGGTCAGTTTGTATTTCGGGTTTTCAAGGGCTTTTGAAAACGCGTCAATGATGTCTTTATTCGGGTCCTTTGCCATAGATGCTTGTATTTGAAAACAAAAGTACCCATCTCACGACGGGTACTTGGGACAGTGGTTTTTGCGAACTTATCTACACCAGATTCCGGGCTTTGAGGGCCTGGATGGTTTCGTTAGTTATATTGCATCCGTGGTCCAGTAGGGCTTTCACGCGGGCTCTTACACCGGCGGCGCGGGCATCAGTGATTGTGTCAGCCTTCAGGGCCTTGGAAATGTAGGCACGGGCGGATTTTTCGTTGAAGGCCTTTTCCTGGGATTCTTCAGCGGCCTGTGCCAGATAGTCATCAATCTTTTTCCAGCGTTTGGTGATTTCATCCTGTGTTACCAGGATCTGGGTACGGAAATATGCACGGTCTTTATCCGTTTTGGCCAGCTTCATCTTTTCATGGAATCCACGACGGAGGCGATAAGCTTCCGAATTGGCATCATATTCCGTCTGAAGGTCCGGAGGTAGGTCCCGGCGGCTGGTTCGCCGGTCATCGTAGGTCCGGAAGGATAGCGCCTTTTTCAGCGACGGATCCACCGTCACTTCGACGTTTTTCACGGCCGGTACCAGGGCGGCTTCAGGCTTTTCTGACTGTGCCTGGATCAGCTGTACAGTTGGAACGGGCGTGGGCCCTGGAATGGGTGAATAGAATCCGGAATTGGATATTTTTTCCAGCTCATACAGCAACATTCCTTGGTCGTGTCGGCGGCCGATGGATTCAATCAGAATCCGGTTGGGGCTGTATTTGCAAAACAGCGCGAATCCGGAATTAAAATCCGGATTCGGCTGTTGCAGATAGGATTGGATTTCAGGAATCACGTTTAGCTGTTGCTACGGGGCGTGAGGGAGCCGTCGGAAAGATCCAGGGTGCCTTCTTCCAGTTCCAGGGTGCCGGAATAGAGAGGCAGCGGCGTCACATCCGGGCAGTCCACGGTGAAGGTGATACCCTTTGCCGAACCGGCAGCGTCACCGGAAGTGGGAGCCACGGAAGTGGTGCTGCGGTAGTCGGGGGAACCGATTACGTGGTAACGGCCGGCGGCCTTGACGATATACACGAAATCGTCATTCACGGATGCCTTGCTGAATCCAAGGGCTACGGGAGAGAGGTCAGGGAACGAGAAGTTACCATGGTTGATAAACATCTTGCAGTCCGTTTCACCGGTGGTTTCACTGGTGATGGAACCCTTACCTTGGGTGGAGTACATCTTCTGGAAATACTTACCATTTTCGATGGTGAAGTTTCCGGAGTAAGATGCCATGCCGCTTTCGGAAGCGCCTTCAGCATCAGGATCGTCCACGATGGTGGGCCAGGCCTTGATGTAGCGCTTGCGGATACGATAAACGGTGGTGCCAATCCCCGAAGGATTGACACTACCGATGTTGAAGTCAAGATTTCCGTACATAGGGCTTTTCTTGAATTAGGTGGAACTATGCGTTGGCCATAGCCTGCTTCACCACGACGTCCAGGTGGGCACCACCGGCGCTGATGCGAACGGTCGCAATACGGGGATTGTCACCGGATTCGGCGTGGGCATAGGCGGTACGGGTGAAGGTTACCTTGTTGCCGGCAGCTACAGCCACGGACAGCCAGTCAGCGCCTTCAGTCACAACTTCAGCGGTCACAGCGGATCCGTCGGAAGTGGAATAGGTGCGCACGTTTGAACCGGCGGAGGCGGCCAGGTTGTCAATCAGCTGATCACCGGTGATGGTTACAGACGGGGAAACGGAAGCGGGTGCGGCAACCATGAGGTATTCTTTCTCAATCATCTGGAACTGAACACCCCAGAAGAAGCACATGAAGAACTGAACTACCTTCGGGTTGTCGGGTACACGCACCAGAACTTTCTCCTTCCCGGAGGCATCCAGCTGGTCGCAGCCAACAAGCATATTGTCCTTGGTGGAAAGGTAGATGTACGGGCTGTTCTTCAGGCCGGGCAGTGCCACGATCTCGCACTTATCGTCAGTGCCATGGAGATACTTACGACCATAGGCGGCATTGTAGCTCACTGCGCCAAAGTGTGCAAGGAACCAGTCATCGTACAGGTTCTTCACGGCCTTCGGGATGAAGAGTTTCAGGTTGGAAGCATCCTGAAGTTCCTCGGAAGCATTGTCATAGATGCTCTTCAGAACGTCACCCACGTTGTTGGCGGTGATGGCTGCGGTGGTCATGTAGTTACCCTTGGCTACGGCGATGTTACCGGCAGAGATCTCGGCAGCGGCGATGGTACCAAAGCCGTTGAACAGGGAAGCGGTGGTGGTACCGTTTGCGTTACGAACGGCGTTGAACAGGGCGGCACCCAGTTTCTTGGATACGCTCTTTGCCATGGCCAGGCAGAGGTCACGAACGATATCGGCCTCCTTGCGCTCGGTCTTGTCGGAGAACTGTTCACCGTACACAGTGGTGAAGAGGATGTAAGGGTCGAACTCTTCCAGAACATCACCCAGATAGGTGGTCAGGGTACGTGCGATGATACGGCCGGTATCGGTTGCGCCTTTTTCGGTCTTATAGGGACGTACTTCAGCGCCGGAACCGATGGCACCGACGGTTTCATCACCGGCAACACCCTTGTGGAGAGTCATGTGCTGAAGGGCTCCGTTCAGGAGGTCAGCAACAGGCATGGCCAGAATATCCTTACGGAACTTGGCGCTGCTGTTCACGAGAATGGTAGAAAGTTGCATGGTGGTTTGGGATTAGATGTTGTGTTTGTTGTTGAAGTCGTTGCAAGCGGCAAGTGCCTCTTCAAAAGTCGTGGACGGCTTGGCACCCTGTTCGCCTTCGCCTTCGTGGTGAAGCTGAGGCTCTTCCGGATTCGGGTTTTCTGCACGTGCGATGGCGGCTTCCAGGGAAGCTTCCAGTTCAGTGATCCGCGCGTCACGGGCTGCGATGGTGTTGTCACGTTCCGTCTGTGCAGCCTGTGCGTCGGCCAGCTGCTGACGAAGTTCGTCAATGGTGCCCTGAAGGCCGTTGCCGTTCTTCAGAGCCTCTTCCAAGGCCTCGAACTGCGAGGCTTGGAGGGTGGCGGAACCGTCCTCTGCGAATACGAGATTCGCCAGGGCGGCAATGGCCAGGAGAAAAGGGAATTTTTCTTTCATGGAATTTTGTGAATTGGTGTTCTGCGGGTTTCTCTGTTCGGCCAGCTCCATCACGGCGGCGGCGGCATCTCCCATTGTTCCGATGGCGTCAATGAAGGTGCCGATGGCAGCCTTGGCCGGGAATACCTTTCCGGTCAGATGCTCTTCAGTGAGATTGGGCCGGTTAGCCTGCATATCTGCACGGAACTTTTCATTGATGGGGTTCAAGCGCTCTTCCTTAATGATATCGAACTGTCCTTCCAGGGCCTTTTCAAATGCGGCGTTCTTATCCACGGCCGCATCCGCATAGATGCGGGCGGTGATCATGCCGCTGTTCGGATCCCGGTGGTACTTCGGCATATCCGAAATTTCTATGAGCGCACCAACACTTCCGACGATATCATCTTCGCGGTGTGCCAGGATACGGTCACAGTATGAAACGGCATAGATGCAAGCGGAAGCGGCGATACCGTCAATCCATGCAACCACGGGTTTTTGGCAGGCCTGAATGGCGTCGGCAATTTCCGGAACTGCGTTGGATGCACCACCACCGGATTCAGCCATGATGATATGGCCAATCACGTCCGGATCCGCATCGGCTTCCAGAAGCTGCCTTGCAATGGTCGTGGTACCGGGGGCGCCACAGCTGTCATATTTCAGAAGGGTTCCTGAAAGGGCTGTAACGAAAATAGATTTACCGCTGAAGGAGCCGGCCTGGGAACCGGCGGCCGACATCAGTTCTGAACAGGATACTTTGCGGGGTTCGGCACTTTTCTCGAATTCAGTGATATACCCTGAAAGAACACCCTTCAGAACCGGCGCCATGGTGGCAGCCATATCCGGGGTGATCATCCAGGGGCCACGGAGATTCATGGCCAGATTGGAAATCTTCATACTGCAATTTTTTTATGCAGTACAAAGGTAATTACGCCTTACAGGGCAAATTGCGACACTTTACAGGGCCAAAAACACCCCGTGAAGGCTCTTGCAATCAATTTTGATGGTGAATCCTGAAGAAGATATTCCGGATATTCCGTCCGTGAATGTGAACGTGGGCACGAATTCCTTTGAACCTATCACATACTTCACACCGGATATCAGTTCCAGCTGGAAGATGGCCTTCTTTCCGGTCAGTCCCTGGAGGATGTTCCTGTATGCGTCCTTATCGGCACGTATCGGTATAGTAATGCTCACATCCGAATACTTCCCGTTTTCGTCATAGCTCCACTTTTCTGTGAAGTCTGCTGATTCCGGGGTGAAAGGAAGGTCGGAAAGATTGCCGGTCATGAAGGCGGCAAGGTTGATGGAAGATCCGGGCGGCATCATGCTGAAGTCACTTACCTGGGAGGTCAAGGCGTACTTCAAATTTCGTATTCCAAGCTTCATAAAATCACGATTTTTCGGTCAAAAAAGTTAGGACACCATTGCGACTAAAAAAATATGGGAATTGGGTAATTTTCCTTGTGCTTTTGACGAAAACGATACCAATTCTTGGAAAGGCGTCCCATCATGGTGTCATCCATCGGAAGCTGGTAATCTGCCAGGAAGGAACCGATGGCATGGCGGATCGGTTCTTTCCCGCCGTCTGAAAAACGGGCTGTCATATAGACGCGGAAGTGGGCAATGAACTGATTCTCCAGATATCGCTGAATGATTTCTTGTCCACGGGGCGTGATATAGCACCGGTATAGCGTATTCATGTATATTTCCTTTCCGGAAGCCATGTTGTAATACTTCGCGCCGGTGGTATCCAGTAATTCAATGGAGATATATTCACTGCGGTCGGATATCTCCGTTCCATCGTCCGGGCGTATGTCCAGATGCTGTTTCACGATGGCCCAGAGATTCATGTTTTTTTCCAGCTTGATAGTGTCTGAACCAGTATAGGCTTCCACCCATTTCCGGATGAAAGCACCCACTTTCACGTCTGCTGTATTTCCCCAGTGCATATATGTTCGCAAAGATAGTGTGGTCAGTCAAAAATAGTTTTGACAATTACCATTCCCGAACATACAGGTGCGAATTTAGCAAAAATTCTTCAAAATCAGTCTTTAACATATACTGGATGTCCACGATTCACCATTTCCCGGAGGATTTCTCCCCTTCCAGGAATGCAGAAGCCGGTGTAGTATTTCCCGGCGTCCGGGCCAATCTGCACCTGGTACAGAACCTGCCTTCCAGGCCATAGGTCACGGAGGGTGGCCAGCCTCATTCCGGCCGGTACCGTATCATAGCACCAGAGGTCGTGATGGCGGCCGTCAAACCAGATGCCTATTTCCAACTTCACGTGTGAACACATACATTCAACAAGAAATTTTCGGTTTTTTTTGACACTTTGACACCTGAAGGCAAACGCCTTGTATATCAATGTTTTGTGCGGTGTCAAAATGGGTGAATAGTGGTGTCAAACCTTCAAAACAGCCATTTTTGCGGTGTCATTCTCATTTTTTTTGACACTTTTTTGACACCGTATAATTCAATGATTATCAATTATTTTACTTTATCGGTGTCAAAATGTCAAAGATTTTAGAAAAATAATAGAATAATATGATTTTCTTTTTCTCGCTGCGCTCGCAGCCAAGAAAACCCGCTCGAAAGCGGGTATCTCATATTGACATCAGAACGGGGCATCGTCAATATCTTCAGTGGAAGAATTCAATGTTCCCGGCATCGGCGGCAAAGGTTCCGGTCCGGCCCCCGGCCCCCCTTCCGGGGCGGGATCTCCCGGCGGAATGACATCTCCCTTCGTATCCACGTAAAAGTAGTAATGATCCGCGCCGTTCACCTTCTTATGGATGCGCTGATGCTTGAGGTCAGAAGCGTTCGTGAAGATGGAATCCGGATTGAACACATATCCTTCATCAGCGTGGTACTGGCACCAAAGCTTCATCTGTTCCTTGAACTTCGCCGGTTTCACAAAGCGCTGGTTCACGGCAGCTATGCTCTTGCAGTATGCTTCGATGGCTTCATCCTGATCCACGTAGGTGTTCAGGCGTTCGTCAATGAACCAATCTTCAGCCCAATCAAAGAAGTCCTGGCCCATGGCGCGTACCAGGGTCCGCTGCATGATGCTCTTCATCGGCGGCTGGACACGTTCATGGATCTTGTGCCACATAACCAGGCACGTGAGCATAAAGTTGTAGAAGTGGTTCATTTCTTCCGGCGTGAACTGATCAATGAGGTCCTTCCCGAATTCGGTCCGGGGGGAACGAAGCTTCAGTTTGCGCTGCGTGGAATCGGAATGGTAGTAGTCACTGAAGGCAGCGAACCAGATACGGCGGTTCAAGGAATCATCGAAGTTGCGGATGGCGTGGTTGGACGTGAATCCAAGCTTTGGAGATTCGATGTAGTCCAGGGTGAATCCTTTTCCGTGCTTCACGTCAATGGTCATCTTGCCGGTCACCATGTTCATGAAGGTTTTCATGGGCACCTTGGAATCAAGGTCATCCAGGAAGATGGTATCAGTCATATTCTTCACCACGTTCTGGAAGATGAATCGCATATTGTTGGTATCAATGCGCTGGCCATCCACGTATTCCTGGCAGCGTATTCGTTCCATGCTCTTCAGGAAGAGGGATTTTCCGGTACCACCCAGGTGTTCATCTTCATCGGCCTGTACCATCTCCATGGCATACAGGGCATACGGCTGGCCGGAAGTCTTGTACTTGGAAAGCATATATCCGATGGCCAGACACTTGGAGATGAAATTCAGGCGAACTTCTCGCTGCTGATTGTCGGAAAGCGGGACACCATGCTCTTCATCACGCCAGTATTCCCGGCCGGTGTTCCAGACGTATTTCATGAAGTCGGACCCCCATTTGCGGACCTCCAGCCCATACTTCTTCATATCGTCCATAGTGTCAATTCTGGCTTCTAAAGAATAAAAGTCGGGGGTGCCGGGGGAAAGCTTGGCCAGCTGGTCCCGTAAGGCTTGAAGTTCGGGCGTGGGTGTGATATCAAAGTACGGCTGTTCCGGACTGAAGTCGTGTTCGATGATCTTGCTGGAGTAGATAAGATAAGGGCATTCGGAATCCTTCACCTTCACAATGCCATCTGCACCTACGCGGAATATTCCGTTCCGGAACCATAGGTAATCGTACATCTCGTTGAAGGCGTTGAAATCGGGATGGATTCGGCGCAATTTAACCAGGTTGCCGGCCGATATCTGTTTGCTGCGATGGATGGCGTTCACCAAGGCCTGCGAATAGTATTTGGGATGGGTGCGAAGGTATTCCAACAGATACATACTGCATTCGGCCGCAATGGCCTCCTTATCAATCAGCGTCACCTTGTTGCCTTCAATCCTGCAGAACGTGAATCCTTCCGTCTTGGTGGTGGTTTCAATGGTGTAGTATCCGGAGGCCTCCAGGAAGGCATACATCTGGTCGTTGTTGATATCGTACTTCCAGCCGCCTTTCGCCATCTGCGTGGCCGTCCAGAACTTCAGGCCGCCGGAAAGCTTCACCAGCTCGTCGAAGAGGCGCACCGGGTTCTGTGATTCCGGCTTCCGGTAGTACATGAAGAAATCCTTGGCATCCTTGCAGGGCTTCCCACGGCGGTCCCGGTGTTTTTTCAGATCTTCAGGCAGACGGATGATGGATATATCCAGGAATCGGAGGGCGATATCGTACATATTCCGGATGCCGGTTTCGTCAATGTCGTACAGAATGTAGATTTTCTTGGCCAGCGATGAAAGGATATTGAATTCGTATTCCGTGAACTTGGCCGTTTCGCTGTTCGGCCAGCACACATGATATCCGGCGCTCTTCACGTTCAGGGCATCAGAGGGGCCGCTGCATATAATCAGCTTATCCCAGGTCTTATCCACCGTTTCTTCGCCTTCTCCATCCTCGGTAGGGATGGATTCTTCCGCCTTCCATTCTCCGTTCACGGCCTGGGTGTACCGGGTCATGAAGTCCTTTTCCCCGCTGAATGGAATGATGCGGGCTTTTGGCGCCGGGCCTTTCTTTCCACCCTGTTCCCATGCGTCGAATGCGGCTTCATCTTCTGCCTGGATCCGGGCCTTGTCCTTCCACTGGAAACGGAACTTTTTGGATAGCGGACAATATATCTTACCGTACAGGTTGTAATCGTAGTAGTACATCGGATATCCTTCATTGCCGGCAATCTGGAAGGATTTACCTTCTTTGTTTTTCTGGGTAACGTAGGAATCCAGAGGCTTCAGGCAAAGTTCCGCACAGATATCCGGCGTTATCTCATATCCAAGCATGGCCAGTTCAGCTTTGGTGAATTCGCCTGAAGGCCGGATGTTCACGGCGATGGTATCAACGGCCGGGGCCTCTGTCACCGTCGGTTCCGGGTTCAGTATCTTTTCCCTTTCCTTTTCATCCAGAAGGTCCGGGCAAAAGTTCTGGGCAATCCAGGTGATAGCGGAACCGAAATCAAGGCCTTCCACCTCTTGTACCAGCTGGATGGCGTTCTTTGCCTTTGTGTCTGCACCACCTTTGTCCTGCATCAGCCATGTGCCATCGCTGGCCTGGAATACCGTACAGGATGCGTTCTTGTCATCCGGGCGGATCTTGAAATTGTGCCTGCGCTCGAATCCCGGTTCTGATGCCGGGAAAAGGCGAAGGATAACGTCCTTTCCGCCATTGGTACGGCGGAAGATATCATCGCGGGTTATCATATTTGATAATTGTTATTCGTTCAAAATAGCTTCCATCACAATATCTCTCACGGCTTCATATTCGGCCCTGCGGATTTCCACTTCACGGCTCTTGCTGATCACAGAATCGCACATCCGCATCTGGGCGGCCAGGGCCTGTTCAATCCGGTCGGCCTGCCACCGTACAAGGTTAAGCGTTATCATCTTTCTGAATGGTTCGGGTTCTGGGCTTCACGGTCTGGAAGAATTCTTCATAGAACTGGAACAGGGCATCGGCATCCGGATCTTCCGGTACGATGATACAGGCGTTTTCAATTCGCGGGTTCGTGTTTATGTTGGCCGATGTCTGGACTACGAAGGTGAACTTTTCACCCTTGCCGGCCATTATTTTGGAATGGTTCCTGGTTACGACTACCTTCACGTTGTCATAGCCTTTGAATTCCGCCTGGAAATCGGCCGCTTCCAGTCCATGGCGGCCGGTGGTGTATATCTCACCCAGGTACAGGTCCAGTTTCCCGATGCGGCCGTCATCAACCCACTTCTTCATTGTGCGGATATCGTTCATATCTACGCACCAGGTGGATACGATGGCGTGGTGAATGTTCTGCTGCCGGATAATCAGCTTCAGATAGGAAAGGGCGTCAATATCTCCACGTGTCATGAAGTTGTACGTGTATCCTTTCGGAAGCGGGGCCAGTAAGGCAGTGCTGAAGGTGTCCAAGAGTTCCATTTCGCTGTATGCGCGGCGGTACATATATCGCTTTATCGGAACCTGACGGCACACACCAACTCCATCCAGCGTGTCATCCTCTTCTGGCTGCTGCTGGATACCGTCCTTCAGGGGCGGCATAATGGCTGCACGAAGCTCCATCTTTTCAAAGATGGTAAGTTCGTCATCCAGGATGCGGTCTTGTATTTTGTCAAAATCCATGTTCTTCTTTCTTTGCTTCGCGTTCCCAGGCTTCAATCTGTCTGATGGCCCATTCTTCGCCACGGTTGGCGGCGTTCTGCGTGGTCTGACGGAGGCCGATTTCACTTTCAATGCGGGCGTCATTGTAAGCTATCCACACATCGGATTCATGGTTGGCCAGGTAACGCATGAATTCGGATGCCGGCACCTTCAGAGCGTGGGCGATATCCGACGGCTTGTATCGCAAGCCGGCCATCTTTTTGATGTTGGCCAGATCGGCGTCAGTAGGCGTCCAAATCACATCACCTTCGGCCGTTGTCACCAGGCGCGTTTCCACGGCCACGGGGGGTGCGGGGTCCGGTTGTGACAGCTCTTCCTGAAGGCGGTCCGGATAGTGCTTTTCGTAGAAGGCACGAATGGCCTTTTCTCCCACATGGTGAAGGCGGTCTGGGTTGGAATCCCTTCGCACGGCTTCGCGGAATCCAACGTATAGAAGCTTTGTTTCCACCGGTGCATCATTGGCATCTGCAATCTTCTGAAGGGCCTTCAGGCGGTCATCTTCCAGGTTGATTCCATCGGATATCACCGTGTAATTCATCTTCAGGGCAAGGTCCAGGGCGTGGGTTTCCAGGCGGTCCACAAGGGGTTCACGGTCCAGTACCCAATAGTCACCAAGAGAATGCCGGATATCATCCTTTGAGATGATGATCCAGTCCTTTTTCCCGGCCACTTCTGCACGGGCCCAGGTGCTTTTCCCGGCACATGGTGTTCCCTGAAGGATTATCAGTTTTCCCATAGGTTATTCCGGCCAGAGTTCGGTTTCCGTATAATTCGCCTTCATTTCTTTGTTCAGGATGCTGGCCACGGTGGGACGGAGCATCTTGGACGGGCGGCGGCGGCCGGTACACCACTGATACGCGGTGGACTGGCCAGCGCCTTTTTTCATCATGGCCGCCAGGATGTTCTTTTGCTGCGTGGTACTGGCGGCGGAATAAACTTCAACTATTGTCATTCTTTATCGTTTTAAGGCTTCCACTTCTTCTGGAAGCACGGTTTTGAAGGATTTCTCGTTCCGGATGGAAATGTTCTTTCCACGGTCCTCTGTTACGGTCCAGATGGCGCCTGCATGGCGCACTTGGTCCCCGTGGCCGAATACCGGTTCACGGGAACCCATGCGCTGCGCTGCTACCTGTTGATGGGAATCAGTAAAGCTTCTTTCCATAGTTCGATGAATTGCTTTCCGGAATACCGGGCCAGTTCACGGGATTTATAGGCAAGGCGGGAGCCGAAGTCCGCGGACGAGTACGACCAGGCGTAATACGAGTTCGCATAGCCGAGGCCGGCAAATACATCGCTTACATCAGTTGCGTTGATTATCGCACGTTCTTCAGCGCCTTCTTTACCCATGTCGGCAATCTCACCGGTGGTGTACAGATTGAACCATGGCCAGTAGGCATAGTGCTTTCCATCCGGGATGTGCTGCCAGCCTTCGTTCAAGGCCAGGGTGATGATTTCCAGCTTCAGCTGGGCTTTGATGTGTGAAGGAACAATGGCGGCGTATTTCTCCTGAAGGAGTTCCGGAAGGGCTTCCGGGCCTGCCAGTCCGATGGCCTTACAGGCATCATCGAAGGTTTTGATTTTGTCAGTGATATTCATAATCAGATGATTGAAAATTGCTTTGTGTTCAGTACCGTCTGGCCACCGGATTCCAGGTTGATGATCCAGTTGTCATCATTGGTGTTAAAGTCCAGGATTCCGATGCCGTGGTTCTTTGTCATCACGCGGTCACCTTTCGCATAGACCCATTCACGGTCCATCTTGAAGCGGCCGATGTATGAAGAGGGAAAGAGGCCCTGTTCCGGAAGGGCGCGGAGATAGTGAAGGATCTGTTCATATCCTCCGGGCGTATGGGCGCGGTCCAGGTACAGCATCAGGATCCGGATGATTTCATTGGAATCGGCCAGGGCGTTTGTGTACCGGCGCGAATCCTTATCAGTGGATTCCCATACGATATCGTCAATCTTGAACATTTCTTCCAGCCAATGGCGGGCTTGTTTCATGCACCGGTAGTAGTTCTTCAGCCAGTATTTCTTCTGCGGGTCAAAGCCATTGCCGGAACCGAATCGGGCCTGCAGCTGGTCATCTATGTCGTATGTCAGAACTTCTGCGGCGTTCAGCACGATGAATAGTAGAACGACGGTCCATCCGAGGGGAGATTCTTCCAGTTTCTTTGCCATGGTCGGTTTGTTCAAGTAGTTCCAGTTTGCGGCGGATCAGCGCTGTATCATACAGGCTCCATCTTGTAAAGAAGTTCATTTCCAGCGGCCTTCATCGTCAATGTGATGAAGCTTGTTGAATGAATCGAAGTAAGTGCCATCAGGATGGCAAGTGCCCATGTATTCCATTCCACCTTCGCGGTTGCCGGGGCCGGCGTAAACCTTGATTTCGTGGTGATACACTTCGCGGGCGGCGTACAGGGCGCCAGCACGGACGTTTTCAATGCCACCACCCGTTACTCCAGCCTGGACGGGTTTACCGTTCAGTTCCAGGCGGTAATTGAATGTTTTTGTTCTCTTGGCCATGGTACACTATTTTTCGACGATAAACAGGTCATGGCGTTCGATGTGATTCTCCACCTTGGTGCCGGCATAGAACTTACCATCATCGCCATACAGGTAGTAGGAACCATCTCCCACGTAGAAGAGATGGGTACGGTGCATTTCGTCAATGCAGGGGTCCAGTTCACCATCGTAGCGAGCTTCACGGCCTTCGCTGGTAACCACCTTGGCGCCGGCCTTCACTTTTTCAATGTCAAACGGTTGTAGATTCATAGTGATATAGATTAGTTGATTCTTTTACCAAGCTGAATAACGAAGTATTCCTTGCCGGGTTCGGCTCCCCATTCAGGGCGGCCAGGGCCTTCCAGGATGTCAATGATCCGGAAGGTCATCGAAGGACGGTCCTTTGCATATCCAAGGTAGAACGTCACTTCATCGTAGGGTTTCCAGCAACACCATTCATCATAGAACCGGCGTGCCCAGTATGCGGTGGCTTCACGGTATTCTTCGCGTTTCTGGCCAGAAGCAACCATATCCCACCACTTCTTTTTCAGTACAAGTTTCAGCGTCATTTCAGAAAGTTTTTGAAAAAATCTGTGAAGTAGGCCTGGAGTTCTTCTGGGGAATGGAAAAGAAGGCCGGACGGAACAGATGTTTCGTAGCTCAATAGTTGGCCCTGTGTGGCCCTGACGTAGCACCAGATAATACCATCTTTGAAAACACGGTATCCTTTCACTATCACCTTCACCATTCGGAAAGGATACGTGTCAGGATCCAGGCAGAACATCTCTTCACCAACGGCAATGCCGGTGGCCTCTGCCATCTTATGGTTATATATGGCGTAATATTTTTCCTGCAAAGAATCAGGAATACGCAAATTGTTATCCGTGTACGCCTTATAGCATTCCAGGCCGAAATCGGCAAACAGGGTTTTGATTTGTTCTTGATCCATCATAGGTCGTTTAGCATCTTATCAATTTCCATCTCATACACGAAAATACCCCCCCCATACGGGTCTGGAAGTCATGGAAGGCTTCCAGGAGGCGGCACTGTTCCGGCGTGGGATTCGCCGGCAGCTTTGGCCGGGCTTCCAGGAGGCCGGAAAGCTTCTTTATTCCGTCACGAAGCCGGATGATATCCGGTGCTATGAATACGTTTTCGGTTTTCACTTCACAAAAAAGTTAAGTTTGGAAGGCGGGGCCGGCATTTCCCGCCATATTCCATAGTATCAATATTTGTTAAACATTGCCGGCTTGATGTTCTTCCAGGTGAAGAAGAAGGGGGCCAGCGGTAACCCCCTGTGACGCATCTTCTAACCACATTTTATGGCTTACTTGTTCCGCTGATTGGCTATCTTCAAACGCATACCGGAAGGCCGTGAATGCCGGCAGCCATTGGCGGCGGGAATCCATCTTCACATAGGCCTTCAGTGTGTTAATTACGTTCATTTGCGTAAGGGTTTACATGGCAATCCTGGATCTCAAAGGTGCCTTCGATATTGCCGAAATGGGCGTTCAGCGCCTCTTCCACCTGCCACCGCTTGGAGGCCAGTGCTATGGCAGTGCAAAAGGCATCAAGGGCCAGCTTGTATTCGGCTTTCACAAAGTGCATGTGTTCCGGAGCCTGATAGGTGTAAAGAACTCCACGGTCGTGGCCAATGGGCATCCATCCGGATATCTTCCCGCCTTCCACGCGGCAATGCTCACGCTTGGGTGCAATCTGAATGTACTTCATGGCTTTATCCATTTACACAGTGAACGGTTGAAGGGTCAGTGAAAATCTCAGTAGAGCAACAATGGCTGCATACGGTTTCATTTTTATCATACCACCAGCAATAGCCATATTTAGGGTGCCAGCAAGGATTTGTCATGGTGCATCCGCACACCACACACTTTCCGGGTTCACGCTTGCGATAAGCCAAACGCCATAAGCGCTGAAGCCTGGTTACCTTAACTGTCTGCATAAGTCATCTATTTTGTCAATAAGACTTCGAAGTACATTAGTGTTCTCTTCGTGCTGATACATCCTGTCATCATCATTTTCAGCGGCCCAGCCTCCTTCATGGATACTTAGGTATTTCATCCATAACTTCTCTTCGTGTTTGGCGGCTCTTTTAAGGAAGGGCAAAATAAGTTTCGCCTGATCACGCGGGATAACAAGGCAGCTATCATGAGCTATATTACTATATTCAATGTGTGCCATACTCTTAATATGATTTTGTCATTTTACAATAGTAACCCGGTGTCCAATGGCACTTCTGGTGAATATACAGCCAGCATTTAAGGCATTCATTCGGGGCGCCAAAATGCACCTGGGGGGGGGTAATCTTAGACTTCATCTTTCACATATTTAGGATTAAGCCCATCAGTTGAAATATACACCTCCAGATATGTGGAATCTTTCTCATAATCCTTAATAGTA